CAAGAGTTTTCACCGAAAACACCATCAATTTTATCTCCCAACCAACTACCAATCCAATCTCCTAAAAGAGCACCAATTGCAGCAAGCATGGCACCTTTTTTTAACCACCCAAATATCTTCGAAATAAAACTGGTTTTTTTCTCTTTTGTGTCTCTTATTTCGTTGCCAAGTTCATCTGACATCAGACCCAAACCATCTAGTAAGGCCTTATGTTTTTCTGCTTTATCTCTTTTTATTTCTGCTTTTTCCTCTTCAGTCATAGAAAGGCGTGTCATGAATCTTGTTGCCAAACTTTGCTTTTTTTCACTTTTGTCCATTTTTTTAAGCATCATTTTGCGATAAGTTTTAGATCTTCGTAGTGCACTTTCCTGTAATTTTATCTTATATTCGCCAGTTTTATTCTGAATACCCTCTCGTCTTCTTGCCTCTGAAAGTGCCTGCTTTGCAGTTTTGCCATTCGATCTTGCTTCTTTATAAAATTCTTCTCTTTTCTTTTTTCTTTCTTTTCTTATCTTGTCTAATTTTGATTCTTCTTTTTTCTTATCTCCGGACCCTTTTTTCATCAGTTCTGCTATAATGCCCAAAGAAGATGTTCTTTTTATTGCAGCTTTTCTATCAATATTTTCTAGTTTTTCTTTTTTCGCCAGTGCTTTTTTCTGTTTCTTTGGACTAGTACCCAATTGATATCCCACCAGTTTAGACAGAGCCTCACTTTGTTTTTCCTGCACTTTGGCTAGGGCTTTAGCCTGCGGGTCAGAACCACTTTGGTTCTGATTCATGGGGTCTGACACCGAGTTAATTGCTTTTTTTTGTTCTTTCAGCTGGGCATCAGAACTTGCCTGTAATGATTCCATAGCCTTGTTAAGCTTACCAAAATCTTTTGATAATTTTTTAAAATCGTCTGCCATTTTATCCCCCGGTTATCCTAACCCGACTTCTGCTTTTGTTGTGCTGCCATTGCCTCAACATGATCTTTTATCATCCCCAACATGATGTGTCTTTCCCACGGAAGCATATTTTCTATTTCCGTCAATGCAATTTTGTGATGAATCATTAATGACATATTAGATGCAATAAACGCCTGTAAATTATCATGACACATCATCAACCAAAAAAATTTTCTAACCCTCTAACTCGTACATCGTTTTTGTGACCACACTTTAAACATTTTGCCTCTATATCTAGTTTTAAATATGGCATCGTAGAAAAAAATTTAACTACCTCTTGAAATTGCGATGATGTAAGACTGTTTACAAATTCTTCTATTTCTTCCTTGCTGGACTCACTTGCTTTATAAACAGAATCTTTTGTATAAATTTGATCAATGCATTTAACTGCAAGACCTATACCCACACTAACCTCATCTGATGTATCTTCTGCAACATCCATATCAGAAATTGATGGATATCTCATAATAACACCAATGTCGTCAGTCAATTGAATTTTGTTATTATGACCTTCTGGTGTTTCAACTTTAATATCATCAATATCACACTCTATGGGTATATGTGCATCGCACTTTTCGCATGCTCTTTGTGGTGTTATTACTTCACCAATAGATCTAGATCTAAGAGTAATCATGACATATTCAATATCAAATGCCGGTAAGTTATTTAAATCAAGACCTTCTGTTTCAATACAATTATTGAGAACGGTCATTAGTGATTCTATCATAGAAGCACTATCTTGTGCTTCTATGCCCATGTGAAGAATTTTTTCCTCTTTTACAAGCATTGGTCTATAAGTTATTGTTTGACCCGTTGAGGGAAGTTTTAACTTATATTTTGGTGTGATTAATTTTGGTATAGACATAATGTTCTCCATTAAAAAATTTTATAGCGGACCACCCACTTAGTTTTACGGCATAATCCCCGTAGTTAATGTTAGATCTAATAAACGCCCATTATGGGCATATGCTTCCTTTGTTGCACTTACCATGCCCCCAAAGGCACTGCCAAATCCATCTCCTATAGACTGCCCCAGAGAAGATAATCCATCAACAGCAGGACCGAATTTATTATTTAGTATACCAAATATAGGATGATCACTGTGAAGACCTTGTAATTCTGTTGAAAATTCATCTGGTACACCATTAGCAGTAGCCGTTGTTGCATTTAAATCAACGGGTCTATACAGTCTATATGCAAAATCAATTTGTTGCCTAATAACTTCCGGTGTTTCATTGCTCAACTGAATAGGAGCAACCATTTTTGGATATACTTCTTTAAATACAACCTTGTATCTTGGAAGGTTTTGTTTGTCAAATAATGTTAATTCAGCATCACAAACACAGTCATTATAATAGCTTAATATTCCTGATCTGGGATGTGACATCTGATCCATCCAACTTTCAAAAATTGTTCTCTCATAGGCTTCGCGACCAATAATCATGATACAGGTCAAATCACCCTCATACATTTTATTGTATGGTTGATCTGCAGCAACACCCATAGCACCATCTACAATATTTCCGATGGATCTACCCGGAACCTGAACTGAATCACATGAGAGAGACATTCTATCATAGTATGTTTCTCTAGAATTACCATCGGGCATAGCAACATTGCCGGTGATATACATTCCCTTCATTGCTTCATCTGTCATGACTTTACCAAAGGTGATCTTCCAGTTATTTGCAGGAAGATTACCGTATTTTTGGATTCTTGAAACTAATTCTGTTACGCCTGGCATAAAACCTCCGGTTTATTTAGTATTATTTATACTAGTATTTTGATCTTCTTGCGGCATCTTTCCATATTTTTCTTTTATCTCTTTCTGGTCCTCTCCATTGTGCAATTGGAAGAAAACAAACCACTGGCCATGTTTGTGTTGGAAATTCAATAAGTTTTGCTGATATATTACTGATGATGTAAGTTCTAACACACCTTCTTAATTTCGTTAAACCCCCTCTTTTAGTATAGTCATATCTGAGATCGAGAGTGTTTAAATCATAGTATTGACCCGCAGCCTCTTCTACGGCTGCAGCCTCATCACCTATTTCTCCTTCCATCTCTATAAATCTTTTTGATAATCTAAAAAGAGTTATTATTCGCTCTTTTGGGGGTAGATAATGCCAGTTAAATGCATGAATTTTGCCGCCAGATACTCTTCTGAAGGGCATAACAAGTGGCCATTGATCCCAATACGGCAAGGTTTTTTTGCCCTTAGGAACATATCTGAATGTATATAATCCACCCCGCTTGGGTCGAATCACTTCTCTTGTCTCTGTCATTTCCCGTATAGTTCGTCTTTGTACAACCTTATAATTAGACGTAATATACCTTTTAAACCACCTTAGAGCCATTGGTTTAAAATCATCTGCAAATTTTTCATCTTCGGCTTTTTCTAAAATATCCGCAATGATATTCTTACTTGCCATTTTTGAATAGCTCCTTTTCGGTTAAAACCTTAAATCCCCATCCGCGATTTTCTGCAGTTTCTGTTGCTGCTTTCCATTTAGCCTGATTCACTCCCCACCGTTTAACTTCTCTCAAATATCTTTGTGTGACTCGATCTTTTTTCTTTGGTGGTACAGATTGTGCTTTTGGTTTGATTTCAATTAAATCTATTTTTTTGTGTCCATCTTTTGTTTTGTATTCAATAATAAAATCAACAAAATACCTATGATATCGATTGTCTATCGGCGATATATAAGGAATCACTACTTCTTCTGATCCCCATTTGAGTATCGATTTATTTTCATCACAAAATACCATAAATCTTCTTTCCCATAAAGATCTATAGGTGATTTTTGTTGGATCCCCAACGTATTTATCAAAATTTTTTGGAGAAAATTTTCCCTTGTACGCCATATGTAAAAATCCTTATAAATATTTATAGTAGGAGGAAAAGTATATGGCCGCTAACCTATCAACCGGAAAGTTCGTATCGTGGTATGATGTTGGGATAAATCCAAGCGACCTTACTGTGGATTTTCTTAGAAGTCACGGAAAGGGAAATCCATATATTACTGCAAATGGCGACAAAATTGTTAGTCAAGCATCTGACTATAAAAGCGGTGTCGGTGCCACCACCGTCCGAGGTGCATACGACAGCAGAATACTGGCTAAAACACATAATCAAAATAAAAAAAATCCCCAAAACACAGCGGGCGAGGTCGGTAGAACCGTACCCGGTGCAAACACAAGCCGAATAGATGATGCTCTGGGGAATGACTCGGCTGATGTGGCTCTTTCAACAGACCCCCACGACCCCGACAATTTTGTATCCAATGTCACTGTTCCTGTCACCGAAGGATCCACAGTATTGCAGCGAGGTGACGGTACTTATTTCAGCGGGCAAGACGGCGGCGGTGGTATGATGACAGTAAATGCCGGTGCAGACGGTCAGCAAGTAACCGACGAATCATTGGGAGATCAGGCTGTACGCGCAGCAGCAAACGTGACAAACTCACTGGTATTTGATGCATTTTCTGAGAGTGGGCAACTCAACAATTTAAATGGAAATGAACCAACATATGTCGTATACCCAGAATCTTGCGGCACAGACCCCGAATGCACACAAGCCGTTTTCTTTGAATTTTATTATAAAAAAGCACCCACAGTGGAACAAGTTTCTGAATTTGTTGAAAAGGCTGCACACGGAGCGATCTCTGCTTTTGAAAATGTAACAAGCATGGGTGCTGATATAATGGACACGCTGAAGAGTCCGGCAAAATCAGGCAGCACAGGTGGTAGCGATGCGTCGATGGGCATCGGCGAGGCTATTGCAAACAAAACTTCAGCAATTCTTGGTATGTTAAACGAACAAATGGAAGGACCAGAAAAAGAAGTTTCTCAGGGAGAACTTACAAAAGACACCCGCCTTAGTGTCGCCAAAGAAAAATCCCTTGATAAATTGACTCTTTATATGCCTCAAGGAATGGCAATAAATCAAGCAACAAACTATCAAGATTACGATATGGGAACATTAAGGAATCTTATGTCTGGGACGGGTACTCTCATACCCGGAATAGCAAAATCAGTAGCAGGATTTGTTGATGATGCAGCAAGCTCCCTCGCCGGACTTGAGCTCAATGTTGGTGCTGGCATTAATGCACTAACTGGAACAATTAAAAATCCAAGAAAAGAAATGATGTTTTCTGGAACAGAAATAAGATCTTTCGATTTTGTTTTTAATTTCAAACCAAAAAGCAAAAAAGAAGCAATTGCAATGGTTCAAGCAATTAAACTTCTAAGATTTCATTCTTTGCCCGAAATTAATCCCTCCATGTCATTTTTGTCCGTACCTTCAGAAGTACAAGTGACCTTTTTGGACTATCATGCATCAGGCAGCGAGCAGGGCGCGGGCACCGAATGGATGATTGAAAATTCGGTTTTACCAAAATTGGGAAGGTGTGCAATAACCAGTGTTAATGTCACGTACCAACCCGAAGACAATACCATTTTTGAAGGTGGAATACCTACCATGGCTGATGTAACAATAACTCTGACAGAATTAGAGGCCATTGCCAGAAATCACGTATCAGAATTGGGGATGTAATAACCTATGCAATATTTTAAGCCATTTACTAATATTAAATATCCAATGGACAAAGAAGGTAGTCATTTAATCGAAGCAGTCGATTTGATGAAACGAGTTGCTTTTAGCGATAGCAATTTATTGAATCCCGGAAATTTTTCTCTTTATCAAATTCAGAATGGCGATACACCGGAAATTATAGCAGAAAAATTATATGGTTCTCAACATTTGTACTGGTTAATACTTTTATTTAATAAAAAATTTAATCAGTATACAGACTGGTCTTTGGAACAAACAAATCTAGAAAATTATTATAAGTACAAATATCCCGGTACAGCATTATTTTTGCTAGAAGGTGGAACGGGGATAACACCCTCTACTAAACATTTTAATAAAACAGACAAAGTATTCACATCGGCTGATGGCATCAACCCAGACGGAAATAGCGAGGCTATTGTACAAAGCTGGGATCCTGTATTATTAAAACTAGTAGTATACGGCATCACAGGATCTGTTGCCGATTTTTCTGCTGGTGATAACATTGGTGCAACTGCCAGTTATGGTCTTCTCGGAGAACGTCTTAATTCTGGTGCCACCGGTTACAATAATGGTCGTGCTTACATATCAAAAATTGTAGAAAATGATTATAACTCAGTTCATCATTTTGAGGGGTTGAACGGAGAAAAATTAAATCCATACGGATCTCCTATTCAAGCAAACCATATGCAAGTTGTTGTTGGTCAAACAGGTGGCACTGGAAGCTATAAAACCACTTCCGCTACATTTGGTTCTACAATTTTGCATCAATATGTTGTTAGCGGATCATCAATATACACAATTACCAACTCACAACACGAAGACAGGGAAAATAGAAAGTCAGGAAGTATCAGAGTTTTAAATCCCTCAGCCGTCCCAGCGGTGGCACAAATATATGAGAATTTATTAAAAGATGTCCAGTAGAGAAGATTTATATGAAAAATTAAATGATATTTTTGTATTTGATGTTTTAATGACTTCTGACACGGGTGGTGATTTATCAATAATGGATCAGGTAAAACACATAAGCATATATGAAGATGTTACATCTACCTGTGTTAGAGCAGAATTATCATTTACTGATGGTCAAGGGTTGATTAATAACTTTCCTATAGTTGGACAAGAAACAATTAAAATCAAATTTGTTACACCCGGTATGGGACTTGCACCAACAACGTATAAACTAGATGTGGTGGGGATTTTAGAACGAACAAAATCAAATAGTGGAAAGTCTGAACTGGTTAAACTTGATCTTATATCATCTCAAGCAAGATTAAATAAGGCATCCAGGATTAGTCAGACATTCAGAGGAAATATAGGTTCAATCGTATCAAATATTTTTACTAATTATTTGTATAGTGAAAAACCAGTTGCAATAGAGCCTACTATAAACCAGATAACATATTGTGTTCCTAATAAAAATCCGATAGAAACAATTCAGTGGTTGGCTGCTAAGTCGATTTCTGGTGAAAGTTCTCCCGGATCATATAATTATTTGTTTTTTGAAAATGCAGCATCATTTGTATTTTCGTCTTTAGATAAAATGGCATCACAAGAATCTCATTTTAAATATATCCTTTCAACAGAAACACCTGTATCTGCTAACCCGACGAGCACACCCAATTTAATATCAAAAATATACAATATAGAAGAAATTAACTTTACAAAATCGTTCAATCGTTTAAGTGAAATGTCCGATGGAATGTATGAATCGAAATTATTGGTGCATGATATAACACTAAAAAGTATAAAAGAAAACAAGTTCAATTATTATGTTGACTTTTTTAAGTTGAATCATATAGAATCATTTCCTACTTTACCTGCTAGAATAAACAAATATGCATCTTCAGAAGATACTAAGTTGATCGTTAAAAATAGGCAATCAGGGTTATTTACCGGGTCACCCGGATCTCAAAATTTTGAATCATATTTGCAGTATAGAGGGGTGTCCCTAGCAGAGTATGATATTAATAAAATTGAGATAGTGGTTCCGGGTAATTCAATACTAACCGTTGGTACACCTGTTTATCTTGACTTACCAAAGGCAGAACCCCTATATAAAGAAAATACTAACAGGATGGATGAATACTCAAGTGGTAAATATTTGGTAACTGCCATTAGGCATATGATAGACTTGGGAACAAAACCCATATATAAAAATGTGGTTCAGCTATCTCGTGGATCATCTCCAGTAAGATTCTCAGATAAAACCACATTTGATGGTAGAGAGGGAGAAAAACCAGTGGGTTCCGGTGTTTTTGGTATAATGGATTTTTTTAAGGGGTTATTCTGATGATGGTTCCTATTTGGTTTTTTGGGGTTGTTGAAGATAGATTTGACCCGTTGCAGCTAGGTCGGTGTAGAGTGCGATGCGTTGGTTTTCACACAGATAATAAGCAGATCCTCCCCACACAGGATCTTCCATGGGCATATCCAATCTCCCCAATCACATCAGCCTCGATAAGCGGCAAGGGAGATACCCCCACGGGACCAGTAGAGGGTACTTGGGTAGTTGGTTTTTTCAGAGACGGTGATGATTGTCAAGAACCCGTGATGCTAGGAACAGTTGGTGGCATGCCATCAGATAAGGCAGACCCCAGAAAAGGCTTTAATGACCCCCGTGGTGTTTATCCAACAACTCCCGGAGAGCAAGATACAAATAAACTTGCCAGAGGTCAGGCTAAAGGGACTGTTGTTGAAAAAAAGAAAGCATCCTTAGACTCTTCAGCAATACCCGGTGGTATGGGTTTTGGAGCAAAACAAGAGCCACCAACGCCTTTTGCAGCAAAATATCCATTTAATAAAGTACACGAGTCAGAAGCTGGACATATTATTGAAGTGGATAACACTCCCGGTGCTGAACGGTTACATAACTATCATAAATCGGGTACTTTTGATGAAGTTCATCCTGATGGTACAAAAGTAGAAAAAATTGTTGGAAAACACTATACCATTGTTGCAGGAGAAGACAATGTGCATATTAAAGGTGCATGCAATGTATCTCTTGATAGTGGATGCAATGTTTTTGTTAGAGGTTCTACCAATTTCAAATGTATTGGCAGTGTAAAATATCAAGTTATTGGTGGGTGTTTCGAAGTTAGTTCTTTAACAACAATCAAACTGACATCTGGTGCGTCTAGTCTCATTTTAAATCCGGGAGCATGCATTATCAGAGCACCTGTAGTGCTTATTAATTAATATGGCTAATAAAAATAAAAAACCTTGTATCACTTGCAAAGAAGCGAGTGGTTTAATACCGGATAATCCATTAACAAACATGGCTTTGGAAATTGTTCGGAGTCTGACTTTAGATGGTATCAGTTTATATACTGATGGTGAATCTATACTGTTTAAACCCACATCGTCTAGACAAATTAACCCAGCAGAACAAATGCTGTTGGACAAATATAAAGACGAAATAATTCCCCTTCTTGCCCCTGCACCAAAAGAAGTTGGTATTCCTCCACAGGTGCAAATAAGGAAAACAGTAAATACACACGGAATAACCGGTGTTGTATCTGATAGTGTATACAGTGGTGAACCTTTTTTTGACATAGTTAATACTTGGAATGGAGAAACTGGGGATATATCATTTAATGATTATGTTAACACAGTTGGAACTATATTAGAAGATTATGAACTCCTCCAAGATCAACCGGGCAATAGATTTTACTGGATAGCGGGAAAAAATAATTCGGGAAGTTCTTTTGGTCATACGCAATCACCAGAAAGCATATATGAAGAAGAATGGTGGGGAGTTATTAACTATTCTTCTTCTGGAAACACAGCCCCAAGATTTCCAGTCGCATATGGTTGGAACTGGGGAGGGGGCAGTGGTTCTTCACTAGATCCGGTCCCCGGTTGGACAAAAGCAAAATATGCTGGTGTAGTTAATCACTACCAAACTGATCCACAGTATGCAATGCAGTGGAAAGTTATCAATGATAATCTCTACGCGGTTGATCAAACAATAAAACCATCAGAGGGTGGAACATACGATCTGGGTTCATTAAACAATAAATGGAAAAGTGTATATTGTGAACAACTTTTTGCTGATACATTAGATTCAATTAGTTTCAATTCTATTATACTTGAAAATGATGAACTCCTTCAAGACCAGCCTGCGGGACAAAGTTATTGGATAGCGGGAAATAATCATTCTTCGGGAGGCCATGATCAATCTCCTCCATCTGTTGATGGGGAAACATGGTGGAATGTTGTTAACTACAATTCATCTGATGCCTACCACAAAGCAAGATTTCCTATTGCTAGAGGCTGGAATGGTTCATCTGATGGGGGATGGACAAAAACCCAATATTCTGGAAGAGGCAGTGAATCGTCTTGGAGTTCAGGTGATATATTTTGGAAATTACAAGATAATAATTTATTGTCAGTTGACTCTGATATAATTCCTGATGGAGATGAAACTAGAACTCTGGGAAGTGACGATAATAAATGGAAAGACCTTTATGTGGGTTCCGGAACCATCCACGTGGGGGATGCAGAAATTAAGTCTGATGGAACAGAAGTTGTTGTTTCTGAATTAAAAATTGGAACAAAAGATAGCAATATTTCTCTTCAAAAATCTGGTACTCAATTAAAAATTATGTCTGGACTATCGTCTAGTTCTGTGGATGGTGCGGCAGGACCAACAGGTTCAATAGGAGCAACAGGAGCAACAGGAGAAAAAGGGTCCACCGGTGCGACTGGTCCACAAGGTGTGGCTGGACCGGTCGGTAATTATGTTTCACATTGGAATGGTATAACATCCGGTGGTGTTACTACTTCTAGTTTGGTAGTTGAATTTGCGGGAATATCATCTGGTGGCGGTGCAACTTTTGGTGGTAA